GCAGACAATATCCGAGTCACTTTTGAGAATATTGGTTCAGTTGCTGGAAATGTTGCAAGCATTATTGTTGATTTCATCGGAGATCTTTTAGGGATTAAAGATGGTGAGCAAGGAGTAAACCTTCTTGGAACAGCATTTGAATCCGTTACAAATTTTATTCGCAAAGCCTCTGAAAACTTTAGTACATTCACTAAATGGCTGAAAGATTCACCTATTGCTTTAGATCTTCTAAAATCGGCTGTTGTTGGGATTACAAGTGCTTGGGCTGGTTACAAAGCTGTCTTAGCGGTAATAAAAGGAATTGAAACAATCAGGAATGCAACTCTAGCAATCACAAATGGTTTAATGTTAGCTCAATTCGTTAGAACAGGAGCTTTAACTGCTGCTGAAGCTGCTAATGCAGCTGCAACTATGGGAGCAAGTGGAGCGTTTGGTATCTTTAATGCAGTTCTATCTGCTAACCCGATTGGCTTAATCGTAACGGCAGTCGCTGCATTGACTGCTGCTCTGGTATGGTTTTTCACACAAACAGAAACTGGCCAGCAAATTTGGTCATCTTTTGTAGACTGGATTAAGCAGGCTTGGCAGGGGATAGCTGATTTCTTTGTTGGTCTTTGGTCTGGTATCTCTGAAGGTGCTATCATCTTATGGGAAGGAGTCGTTACAGCTTGGACTGCTTATATCGAATCTTTGAAAGCGATGTGGACTGCTGTTGTAACTTTCTTTTCTGACTTGTGGGTAAGTATTCAAGAGGCTGCATCTGTGGCATGGACAGCAATCACAACGGTAGTGATGGCTATTGTCCAACCGTTCATAGATGGTTTTATGAATATTTGGAACAATATATCAGATGGTCTTACTCAAATTTGGGAAGGGATTAAGATGATTTTTCAAGGTGCTTGGGAGTTCATCAAATCCATTTTCTTGGGCGCTATTCTGATCATCATCGACCTTGTGACAGGGAATTTCGATAAATTAGGAGTAGATCTTTCTCTGATTTGGGAAGGAATCAAAAATGGAATCTCTCTGATTTGGGAGGGCATTAAGACATACTTCTCTGGAGTTGTGGATGTTATCGTTGGATATGCTACCGGTGTTTTTGAGAACTTTTCTAATGTTCTTAGTACAATTTGGGAATTTATCAAAACAGCTGCATCAATGGCCTGGGAATGGATAAAATCTACTGTAACAAGTCTGATCTCAGGTTTGGTGCAGTGGGCTCAAAATATCTGGGGTAGTTTTATGAACTTCCTATCAAGTTTGTGGGAAAGTATCAAGTCGGCAGCTGTGAATGGCTGGAACGCCCTGAAATCAGGGGTTATTTCTATCATCAACGGGCTTATCCAAGGAGCTCAGAATGCTTGGAATAACTTGAAACAAGGTGTGACTAATGTTGTAAACAGTGTCACAAATATCTTTAAAGGTCTAGCTAATATCAATCTTTGGGAAGCTGGTAAGGCCATTCTTAATGGTTTCTTAGGTGGTTTAAAATCTGCCTGGGAAGGAGTTACTAATTTTGTTGGTGGAATTGCAAATTGGATTCGAGACCATAAAGGTCCTATTGACTATGACCGTAAGCTTTTGATTCCAGCAGGTAATGCAATTATGCAAGGTTTGGATAGAGGATTGCAAGATAGATTCAGAGATGTTAAAAACACCGTTGGAAGCATGGCTGGAGAAATTTCTGATGTATTTTCAGGAGATAACCTGGATCTAAATTCAACTGCCTCTGTCACCAAAAATCTTGAGGCTCGTTTGGCTATGCCATCAGCTCAATTTGAAGCACATGAGAATAAAACCGTGTCTGAGATAGCGATTCTGAGAGCAAGTATGGAGAGAATCCTTACTGCTATCCTTGAAAAATCGTCAGACGTTTATCTGGACAATGACATTATCTCACTCAAAACCTATGAACAACACGGTGCAATTTACGCAAGGGAGGGAATTTAATGGATTATATGATCATCAATGGTTTTAACACCTCAACCATTCCTGGTTCTGTTGTGACAGATTTCGGGAAGGTGGAGGCTGCTAAGCCAAAAGGAGAGAAAGCAAACCTTTATGGAGTTAATGGTAGTTACCGTGTGTTAGACGGTTCTTTCGCTAGCTACGAAAGAACCTTCATTTTGCACGTTAAAAAAATGGTTGAAATTTCAAATATTCTTGATAAATTTCAATCGAATGATAATATTTTAGAATTTAGCTATCAGCTTGGTTCGTTGGTCTATGCAAACTTCCTTACTGCTAGTTTTGAACCGTTTGGGAATCATGCTTGGAAGTTGGAAATCAAGCTAGACATGCAACCGTTCCGCTATCAAAAAATTGTAGATCCTGTAGTTCTTACGGCATCTGGTACGATCAATAATCCTGGGACGATTTATTCTGAACCAATTATTGAGATTGAGGGGGATGGCGACGTTTCCCTAACGATTGGCCGTAAGACTATGTATCTTGCTATTAAGACAAAGGCTACTATTGATTGCAGGCAAGGTAAGCAGAACATCTATAACGCAACTGGAGCAGTCCAGAACACGCTTCGTAAGCGTGGGGGATTTTTGGAGATTTCGACTGGTAAAGTTGGTGTTTCGTTTACTGGAAATGTCCGTAAGATTACTATTCGTCCTAATTGGAGGTATCTAGTATGATTTATTTAACAGATGGGAATATACCTCTTAATGCAGCATACGATGATAACGTCATACAAGAAGCGAATAGCACCTATCAATTATCGTTCAAGTTTCCTACCAATAATGTGTTATGGCAACGACTAAGAGAAGAAACATTCTTGACTGCTGATGATCTTCATGGTGAACAAGATTTTGTAATTTTTGAAGTCGAGAAGAAGCATGGATATATTCAAGTCTATGCGAACCAAGTATTCACTCTCTTGAACAACTATGTTGTTAATCCGATTTCTTTGGACAGAGTGACCGGATCCACTGCTTTAAGTCGATTTGCTGGAAGTATCACTCGTGACAATTCATTTTCGTTCTTCTCAGATATTGATAATAGACACACCTTCAATAGTGATACAATGAACGCTATGGAAGCCTTGACCAAGGATAAACACTCTATTCTTGGTCAGTGGGGTGGTGATTTAGTCAGACATGGTTATCAGGTAAGGTTATTAAAAAATGGCGGTTCAGAAAATGAATCGCTTTTTATGTATAAGAAAAACCTTTCTAGCTATCAGCACAAGACCTCTACCAAGTCTTTAAAGACTCGAATTACTTTTAAAACTACTGTAAAAGGCGAGGGAGAGAATGCTGATGATAAGCATTATAAAGTAGTTGTCGATAGCCAGTTTATTGAAAAATACAGTCAGATTTATGAGGATGTTGTAGAAGTCAACGACCAAGATGTCAAGGATGAAGCAAGCCTTAGAGAGTATGGCAGGCAGTATTTCTTAACTAGTCTATGCGACCTCGTGGAAGATAGCATTGAGATTGATGTTATCGGTCAAAGTGATGTTCCTGTCCAGATGTTTGATATTGTAAGTATTTACCATGAGACATTCGATTTGGACGTAAGGAAGAAAATCACTAAGTATACCTACTCACCAATGGCTAAAAAATTAAAGTCTATTGGTTTTGGTAAATTTAAATCTGGACTTGCAAATGCAATTGGAAATGTCGTAAGTGATGCTGTTAAGAATGAAACTCAACATTTAGAAGGAAAATTTGAAGCAAAACTAGCTAAAGAAATCCGAAATGCTGACCTTGTTTTTGACCGCAAAAAAGAAGAATTAACGAATCAATTCACAGATGAAGTGAATGTTATCAAAGCTAAATCTGAAGAAGACAAACAAAAACTCTCTGACGAAATCAACAGACGTTTCCAAGAGTTTAGTCCATCTGGACTTGAGGAAATTAAAGCCAAGTCAGAAGAAGCCTTGAAAAAAGCCGGAACAAGCGAAAATTTAGCCAAAGAAGCGAAGAAAATCGCAGATGAGAACGTCAAAAATTTAAACACGTTCAAGGTTACGGCAGAAAGAGCACAGACGGCTATTTCGGGTGACCTGGATACCTTGAAACGGACGGTCACAAGTGAGGTCAATCAAGCTTCAGAACATCGAAGAACGACCACTGAGGCACTTAGTCGGATGACTGGCCAGATGAATGGTTTTGCGACAAAATCAGAGGTCAAACAAGATGTGACTGGTCTGACTGAGACATTTGCCAAGCTTAAAACTGATACGAACAATTTGATTTCTGGAGCCAAAAGCGAAATCACTTTAGCAAAAACAGAATTCAAGACAACAGCCGATGGATTGTCTGCTAAAATGTCAGCAGTCGAGAGCTATGTTGATCAAGATGGTCAGCGACAAGAAGCATTGAGAAGATACACTCGAGAAGAGAGCGCACGACAAGCGACAGCAGTCCGTGATCTGGTTACAAGGGACTATGTGGGTAAATCGACTTATCAGGAGGATGTGAGAGGTCTTGAACGTCGGTTTAGTGCGATAAGCACGCAGACAAACAATAATATTGCTACAAAGATTGCTCAGTATAAGCAGACGGTAGACGGTCAATTTGCAAGTATCACATCGCAAATGGCTGGTAAGGTCAATCAGACGGACTTCCAAAGAGTCAAGGAAACAAGTCAGTTATATGAGCGTATCTTAGGGAATACAGAACAAGGCTTGCCTGATAAGATTTCACGTTTGGTTATGACTAACGAGATTTTCCAGACTGAGGTTGGAAAGTATGTAACAGATGATAACAACTTGATTGTCAATTCAATGACAATGGACAAGCATACACTTGTCAACGCGAACAGAAACGGTGTGAACGTATCAGTAAATGAGGGTGTTTTTACAGTAAAAGCCAACGGATTGACTAGTTACAATTTCAGTGGGTTCACACTCCCGATTTACGTAAAAAAAATTTATCGTGGTGAAACATACACTTTAGGTTTTAAATATCGAATCCGTGAAAAAGTAGACACTAACTTTGTTTTCGTAGTCAAAAACCATAAATTGAATAAAGCTCTCTTATCTGCTGATTTAGCAAATCCTAATACCCCAGCTTCAGACGAATGGCAAGAATTTCAAAGGACTTTCACTGTTCAGGAAGATTTCGCTTTTGGTGAGGATACAAACTATCCATTTTACATATATTTAGCTAAAAATGGCTGGATTGAGTTCAAAGAGCCTATTTTAGTTCGTGGTTCAAAGACTGGACCATACAAGCCAAGCCAGTTCGATGATGCGTACAAGGTTAGCAATGAAGCGAAAGAACTCGCTAATGATGCACAGAAAAGAGCTATCCAAGTTGCACAAGGAACCGAAGCCGTACGGACTCAGATGACACTACTTGCTGGCTCATTTGCAATCAAAAATCTGAATAGCGCAGGTGATTTGATTTCTGGTATCAATTTAGGTGCAAATGGCCACAACAGATTTGTTGGGAAATTGACTCATATTACTGGAGAGACTCTGATTGATAATGCAGTCATCAAATCGGCCATGATTGATAAACTAAAAACTGCTAACTTTGAAGCTGGTTCGGTGACTACCAACATTTTAGGAGCAGAAGCTGTTACAGCTGAAAAGGTTAAATTTGATACTGCATTCATTCAGAGGTTAGTATCGCAACAGGCATTTATTAATGAGTTGTTTGCGAAACAAGCGACCATTACCAAAATTCAATCTATTGATTTTTCAGGCGAGCATATCAAAGGCGGAAAAATATCATCATTGAACGGTGTTACTGATTTTGATTTACAAACTGGCTGGATTGAGATGAATAGTGAAGGCGTTGGTATTAGAAATAAATTTCCAGGCAGACCTCTTCAGTATCTAACATTTGGAGCAGGGAGAATTAATGATATTGACGGATCTTATACCGCATTGTTGAGTAACCGGAACGGGCTGCAAGCAATGGATAGCACATCAGCGGGTATCCAGATTTGGAATGGCCGAAGCAATGAAAAAGTGAGATCTGCTATTACCTTCTATGGTCAAAGAATGGATTTTTTGTTGAGCGGACAACAGAATTTAAAAGGCGTGTCGATAGATGTTAGTACGAGAGAAATCAATGGCCTTTTAGATGTCTACATCAAAGATAGATCTTTAGCTCAACTCTTTAATTTAATTGACAAGAATTTCAAAGGGATTGAAGATCACTTGAAACGCAATGGTCTGGGAGCACCTGGATATTACAGAACTAATATTTAGAAAGGACAACATGAACACAGTAGATAAATTTGTAAACGAAATCTCGCAGAATCTTGCAAATGCTATCGTCGAGGCTACAAAATACAAAGTCTTTTACGAAGAGGCACAAGAAAAACTTGCAGAAGCAGAAACGCAACTAGCACGAGTTAACAAGGTATTAGAAGCAAATAAAGCTCTTAAAGAGCTATTTGATGAAATCGCAGATAAATTAGAAAAGGAAGATTAAAATATGGCATTTACAGTTATCAATAAATACTTACAAGAAAACAGCAGAACGTTTGTGGCGATTCGTCAAGAATCACCATATACGGCTTTTGACCGTGTTTTAATCGGTAATCACATGAATGAGTCAGACGAAGATTTGATTAAGGCAGTTATTGCTCAAGTAACAACTGAATTTAATCCAGCTGATGGTGTTAAAAAACTTCAGGAAGACTTGCAAGTACAAGCTCAAGAATACGAGGTCAAACTAGCTGAGAAAGATGCTAAAATTGCAGAAGTGAAGGCTGTTGCAGACTGGGCAGTATTAGTTCGTGTGACCGATGTTGACCATCCGCTAGACCCTACACTGTTTAAACGTGGTCTTGAATTGGTAGACCTTGGTCAGACTGGTAAGACTTACCAAGCGCAAGAAATTTTTGTGCTTGAAAATCCTGGACATATTGAGAAGTTCCAAGAAGGTAAGCGTGTCATGGTTCAAGTGAATGAGCCATTTACTTATCAAGGACAAACACTTGAAGAGCTCGTAGACCTTGAACGAAACGGCAAGCTAGGCATTTGGAAGTGGGAGCCACCAAAACAGGAACCTAAAGACAACAGTGAGCTTGAAACTGAAGCAGTACCACGCTAGAAAGGAGATATATGCAAATCGAATTTTTCAATTTTTTACGTAGCGTTGTCCAGACCGAAGACGGACTGGTCTTGTACGCTCTAGCTTTAATTGTCTCAATGGAAATCATTGATTTTTTAACAGGAACGATTGCTGCTATCGCCAATCCCGATATCGAGTATAAGAGCAAAATCGGCATCAACGGGCTTCTTCGTAAGATTTTAGGGGTTCTCTTGCTAATGATCCTTATCCCAATGTCCGTACTCTTACCTGAGAAGACAGGATTCGCATTCTTGTACTCGATCTATCTCGGATACATCGCATTTACTTTTCAATCACTCATTGAAAATTACCGCAAACTAAAAGGAAATATCACTCTTTTTCAGCCAATCCTGAAAGCATTTCAACGCTTGCTCGAGAAAGATGATGATAAAAACAAAGGAGAATAACACATGCAACAAATTACTGAAATCATTACAAATGGTGCAATCAGCATCCTTGTTATTTTGGCTGGTATCGCAGTCAAATCAATCAAGGAATACCTGGTAAAAAAAGGTGGCGAACAATCCGTCAAAATCATTGAGATTTTAGCCAAAAATGCCGTCAACGCAGTGGAACAGGTATCAGCTGAAACTGGCTACAAAGGTGAAGAGAAGCTAGAACAAGCTCGAATCAAAATCCGTGCTGAGCTTAACAAATACAACATCGGCATGACTGATAAAGATTTGGATACATTCGTTGAATCTGCTGTGAAGCAAATGAACGATGCATGGAAAGGATTAGATAATGGTCAAAATCATCAATAATACAATTTTCAACGGAATTGCAGGTTCTCGCTCAACCGAAAAACCAAAATATTACATCATGCACAATGATGCGGGTTCTATGAGTGCTGAAAGCTATGTGAATTGGTTGCAATCTCGATATGATAATGGACAGTCAGAGCTTGGCTTTGCTCATTACTACATCACTCGTGATGCAATCGCTCGTGTTGAAGATACTTACAATGGCACCTGGAGCGCTGCGAACTATGATGCTAACATGAACTCTCTTAGCTATGAAGTATGCCAGCAGTTAAGCGCATCAGATGCAGAGTTTATCGAAAATGAAAACATGGTATTGCGCCAAATGGCCGAGGATATGACTTATTATGGTGATACTCCAAATTATAGCAACATCAAGTTTCATAACGAGTTTTCAAGCACCTCATGCCCTGCTCGTTCCTTGAAATTGCACGGTGGATACAATGATAGCTTGCGTGACTATGTGATTGCTAAAATCAAGCATTATCAATCGCTTGGTTCAACTGTCCAAGAAATGCTCGATAATGAGGGCA